GATTGCAGGCATTGTCGGCGGATTTATCGCAACGCTTCTCGGTGGCTGGGATTCTGCTCTTGCAACTCTTATAGTATTCATGGGCATTGATTTTGTGACAGGTATCGTGACTGCGGCAATGGGCAAATCCAAACACAGCGAAAGCGGCACACTCAACAGCACAGCAGGCTGGGTTGGTCTTGCGAAAAAGTTTTGTATTCTGCTTATGGTAGTGGTCGGCGTGAGAATCGATATTCTCATTGGCACAAACTACATCAGAGATGCAGTCTGCATCAGCTTTTGCCTGAACGAACTGCTTTCCATTATCGAGAATACAACACTTATGGGAATCCCTTTCCCGCCTGCATTCAAAAAAGCAATTGATGTTCTGCAAACCAAGGTAGGCAGAACCGAAGATGAAAAGGAGGACAAATAAATGGCTATTTTAAGACCTGATACATCAACTACTCTGAACGGAGTGAAAATCAACGAGTATTTACTCACAAAACATAACCCCAATAGAATCGATATGCCCTCTGTTTCAATGGAGGGCAAAGTTATCGGCGTAACAGTCCACAATACCGACTGGATTTCTGTGGCAAGCGGAACAACCCCTGCGGAGCAGTATACAAGAGCAACCGTCAATGGAAATATGAAAGATGTCAGAGTGCATTATTACGTTGACAATACTTGTGCATGGCAGAATCTGCCTCTATCCTTAAGTGGCTGGCACGCCGCTGACGGAAGCGGTAACGGCAATCGCAGAACAATTGCGATCGAGTGCATTATGTCATCTGCGTATAACGACAGAGATAAGAAATCCGAGGACAACTGTGCAAGACTTGCCGCAGCACTTCTAAAGAAATACAATCTTGACATCAATCACCTTTATACCCACACGCATTGGTTAAATGTCCGTGACGGAAAGTCCGGCAGCGTAGACTACCTTAATACTGCAAGAAATCCCTACAAGATGTGTCCCGCATACATTCTGCCTCATTGGGCAGCTTTCAAAGCTAAGGTGCAGTCTTATCTCAATTCGGGTTCTACACCGACAACCCCTGCACCTGCAAAACAGCTTTATCGAGTAAGAAAGTCATGGACTGATGCTAAGTCGCAGATTGGTGCTTTCTCTTCTCTTGAAAACGCAAAGAAAGCCTGCAAGGCGGGATATGCTGTTTTTGACAGTAATGGCAAGCAGGTGTATCCTGCAAAGAAGTCCGTTGATGAGGTTGCCCGTGAAGTCATTCAGGGTAAATGGGGTAATGGTGCGGAACGTAAGAAACGTCTTACCGAGGCAGGTTATGACTACAATGAAGTGCAGAAGTGTGTCAATGCTCTCATGAAATAAAATATCTCTTGATTCAAAGAAAGCCATTGTATCCTTGACGAATTGTCCCGGATGCAATGGCTTTTTTATTTTTCACAAAAGGGTACGAATTCAACGCATTTATTTAGACTATATGGTTGAGGTGAAATGATCATGAATATCAGACAAAAAGCTCAGATAGAAACAATGAAAAAGCAAGGATGTACAATCCGGAAAATCAGTAATGAATTAAATGTGCCTGTCGGAACAATCAAATCGTACTTATCACGCAGGAAATCTTTTCGACAATGTGAGTGCTGTGGAAAATCACTTTCCATTACAAGTGCTCATATAAAACGTTTTTGCAGTGACAAATGCCGCATGAAATGGTGGCGTGAAAACAAAGAAGTTTCACTGAAAATGACAAAAAAAGTTTGCCCTGTTTGTAATCAGATATTTCTTTCTTATCCGAGCAAGCAACAAGTTTATTGTTCCAGACAATGTTCCGGAAAGGCAAGGTGGAAAAATGAATCGTAATATCATCATCTATCAGGTTATGGTTGAAATTATCAAAACCTGGCTTCGTTCAGGAAAGATCTCAAGAAAAGATTATACGGAAATGAACACAAAAATGGCTGAAAAATACGGCATATCTTTGTCGGGTATATTCGTTGATAAATCTGAAAATCCATGCTAATATGGTATCTGAAAGGAGGAGGTTTACATGGAACGTTTGATACAAAAAATAGAACCTTCTGTTGATATTTCACATAAATTACAAAACGTTGCCGCTTATGCACGAGTATCAAGTGGTAAAGATGCCATGCTGCATTCCCTTTCTGCTCAGGTAGGATATTATTCCGAACTGATTCAAAGTAATCCGGAATGGAGATTCTGCGGCGTATTTGCAGATGAAGCAATTACAGGAACGAAAGAGTCAAGACCTGAATTTCAAAAAATGCTTGCTGAATGCAGAAAAGGTAAAATAGATCTTATCATTACAAAGTCTATCAGTCGATTTGCAAGAAATACCATAACCGTTCTCGAAACTGTAAGAGAATTAAAAATGTTAGGGATTGATGTTTATTTTCAGGAGCAAAATATTCACAGCATTTCAGCTGATGGCGAACTGATGCTTTCCATTTTATCTTCCTATGCACAAGAAGAAAGTTTTTCTGCCAGTGAAAATCAAAAATGGAGAATCAGAAAAGATTTTGAACAAGGCAAAATCTGCAATATACGAATGTTAGGTTATCGCAGAACGACAAATGGCAGTCTGGAAATAGTGGAATCAGAAGCTGAAATCGTCCGATTTATTTTTTTAAACTATCTAAGTGGAAACGGAAAACTATTGATTTCCAATAAGCTGAATGAAATGGGAATTGCTACGATCAACGGCTGTGAGTGGACTACTGCAGATATCCATAGGATTTTGCAGAATGAAAAATATGCCGGAAATATGCTTTTACAGAAACGCTTTCGGGAAAATCATTTGACAAAGAGAATGATAAGAAATGACGGTCAGCTGCCAAAGTATTTTGTAGAAGAAAGTCATCCTGCAATCATAGAAAAAAGTATTTTTGATGCTGTTCAAAAGAAACTGGAAGAACAGCGTCAGCGATTTTCCTCTTCAAAATCTGTTGTCTCATATCCGTTTACAGGAAAAATACAATGTACCTGTTGCGGAAAAAACTATCGGCATAAAATAACCGCAACAGGTAATGTCTGGATCTGTGCAACTTACAATACAAGAGGCAAAAAATATTGTCCCACAGCAAAACAAATTCCTGAAAGTACGCTGATCTCTGTTTGCTGTGAGATACTGAGCATTACTGAATTTGATGCAAATATCTTTGAAAATCAAGTTGAAAAAATTCTTGTTCCCGTACCAAACAAATTGATTTTTCAATTAACAAACGGGAAATGCATAAATACCACATGGAAAGACCGTTCCCGTTCTGAAAGCTGGACAGAGGAAAAACGTGCTGCCGCTGCTGAATCATCAAAAACAAGGAGATGGAGAAAATGCCAAAAGTAACAAAAATTCCGCCAAGATTAAATCCTGCCACTTTTGCACCTTTGGAGAGTGTTGAAAAACGAAAAGTTGCAGGATATGCAAGAGTTTCAACTGATTCAGAAGAACAAAAAACTTCCTATACTGCTCAAGTGGATTACTATACGAAATTCATTAAAGAACGGATCGATTGGGAATTTGTCGGAGTTTATACAGACGAAGGCATCAGTGCAACAAACACCAGGCACAGAGAAGGATTCAACAGAATGATTGCAGATGCTCTTAACGGCAAAATTGATCTGGTCGTAACAAAAAGTGTCAGCAGATTTGCCAGAAATACTGTAGATTCTCTTACAACGATTCGCAAACTGAAAGAAAAAGGCGTTGAAGTATTTTTCCAAAAAGAGAATATTTACACGCTGGACTCCAAAGGAGAATTACTGCTTACTATTATGTCAAGTTTATCTCAGGAAGAAAGTCGGTCTATTTCAGAAAATGTTACCTGGGGTCAGCGAAAGCGTATGGCTGACGGCAAAGTATCTCTTCCTTATTCGCATTTTCTTGGCTATCGAAAAGGAAAAGACGGTATTCCTGAAATTGTTCCTGAAGAAGCTGAAATTGTGCGATATATCTACCGTTCTTTTATGGAAGGAAAAACACCAAACCATATTGCAGAATGTCTGACATTCAAACATGTACCAACTCCGGCAGGAAAAGAGATATGGTCACCATCCACTATAGAAAGCATTCTGACAAATGAAAAATATCGTGGTTCAGCATTGTTACAAAAAAGCTTTACCGTTGATTTTCTAAGTAAGAAAAAGAAAATCAACGAAGGCGAACTGATGCAATACTATATTCCCGAATCACATGAAGCAATTATTCCACCGGATGAATTTGAACTTGTTCAGGCAGAATATACACGCAGAAAAAGAATTGGAAGAGCCTACAACAGCAAAAGCATTTTCTCTGCCAAACTGGTATGTGAATGCTGTGGCGGATATTTTGGTTCAAAAATATGGCATTCGACAAGTAAATACCGCAGAACAGTATGGCAATGCAACGGAAAGTTTAAAAATGGTAAAAAGTGTATGACTCCGCATTTATATGAATCACACATCAAAGAAAAATTTTTAACTGCAATGAATCAGGTTCTTGCAAACAAAACTGAAATCATTGAAAACTGCTTGTTGTTTAAAGAAACATTTTCCAACACAGCTATGATTGAAGAGAAAATCGAAAATATTCAAAAGCAAATGGAACAGCTGACAAAACAAATCAGAATGCTGATCCAAAAACAAAGCATAACGCCAATAAAAAGTGAAGATTACTACAGACAATATGATGGGCTTGTTATATCGTTTGGAAAACTAAAATTCAAACAAGATACTCTTATTCAAAAACAGGATGAAATGGAAAACAAACTGAAATTCATCATGGATTATATAGAATTTCTAAAATCACAGGAAAATCTGATCATCGAATTTTCCGAAACACTTTGGTTCAGAGCAGTTGATCAGGTAACCGTCTGCACAGATGGCAAAATGATCTTTGCTTTTAAAGATGGTTCAAAAATCAAGGTTTAATGCATATAAATTTGAAAGTCTGCTGTCGGGTATATTCCGATTGGCAGACTTTTTTCTGTAAAGAAACGCTTTTTTGACCAAAGAAACGGCAAATCTAAAAAAATGCAACCATAGCAAAAAAATGCAACCTTTTGACATCCGTTTCGTTGCTCTCACTCATTCGTTTCTTTGCTTATTTTCTGCTCTCCAAAGAAACGGAAATCCATTTTTCAGATGCTTCTTTTCATAGCAAAAAGTACGTATTTTCGGAATTTTATGGGTATAAAAAAACGGAACGACTTTTGTATCAATCGTTCCGTTGAGATTTGGAAACGCACGTCACAAATGATACAATGCACACCCGAAAAGCAAAGGGAGTGCATTCTGCACCCCACTCCCCTCAAATTTTCTGCACCAACTCCGTCCCATCTTTCAAAACAAACACGATTTTTCCATCTCGATGCACCACTGCTTTTTCTACAGCAGCCAGCCACAATTGTGTATCAAATTCCGGCAGCATCCCATCTTGTCCGTTCAATGCTCTTTGAAAGCCCTGAATCTGTTCTCGTTTTGCCAACCGCTCTGCTCGCTGTTCCTGCAGGGCGGTTTCTTGTTTCTGCAGCGGTTCGTATTGTCCCACCAGTGCCTGATACCGTTCCTCATACTTTTTCTGATCCTGCACAATTTCACTGTTCTCCCGAACATATCCCTGTACCTGTTCCGAAATTTGCATTTTCTGCATTTCCAGTTCCTGTAATTGATACTCCAAATCCGTACAGTCTGTGAGCAGTTCCAGCATCATCTGACAGTTTTCCAGAATCGCTTTCCGCTTTTGCAGCAATTCCTGAACGGCTGCCTGAAACCGCTGCTGTATGACACTCTCCTGCAAATGGGGTGTCTGGCATTTGCACACCCCTTGGAATTTGTGATTGCACTGCCAAATCACCTGCCGGTATTTGCTGTTGGAATGCCAGACCTTTGCCCCGAAGAAATTTCCGCAGTCGCCGCAGACAAGCCGGGCAGCAAATACACTTTTCCCATTGTACTGCCGCCGTAGGTTTTGTCTCCGCAGCAATTCTGCCTGTACCAGTTCAAATTCCTCCGGCACTATGATGGCAGGGTGACTTTCCTCAATGTAGTATTGGGGCACTTCACCCTCATTCACCTTAGATTTTTTGGTGAGAAAATCCACCGTAAATCTCTTTTGTAATAGAGCAGAGCCCTTGTATTTTTCATTGGTCAGAATGCTTTTCACTGTGCTGGAACACCATTGCTCCTTTCCGGCAGGTGTCGGAACGCCCTGTTCTGTCAATGTTCTTGCAATGCCGGTCGGCGTTTTCCCATCCATAAACCAACGATAGATGTTCCGAACAATCTCTGCCTCCTCCGGCACAATTTCCGGCAAGCCATCTGCTCCTTTTCGATAGCCCAGAAAATGCTTGTACGGCAGGCTGACCTTGCCGTCCGCCATTCGCTTTCGCTGTCCCCAAGTTACATTCTCCGAAATAGAACGGCTCTCCTCCTGTGCCAGACTGGACATGATGGTAATCAGCAGCTCGCCCTTGGAATCCAGCGTGTAGATGTTTTCTTTCTCAAAAAACACCTCCACACCTTTTTCTTTCAGCTTTCGTACAGTCGTCAAAGAATCTACAGTGTTTCGTGCAAACCGGCTGACTGACTTGGTGACAATCAAATCGATCTTGCCGTCCAGAGCATCTGCCACCATGCGATTAAAGCCGTCCCGATGTTTGGTATTCAGGGCAGAAATGCCCTCATCGGTATAGACTGCAACAAACTCCCAGTCTGCCCGTTCCTGAATGTACTTGGTGTAACGATCTACCTGTGCAGCATAAGAGGTCTGCTGCTCCTCAGAATCCGTGGAAACTCTGGCATAGGCTGCCACTCTGCGTTTCTGAACCTTGGTTTCCGGTAAATGCGTTATGGGATGAAACTTTGCCGGTATTTTTAGGACTGTCGCCATTTTTTCTGCCTCGCTTTCTCTCGCATTTCCGTCGTCCAGCTTTCCGAACGGGAACGGTCTTTCCAAGATACGGTTTGTTCCGTTCCGTCCGAAAAGCAGAATTGCAGTTCATTGGGTGCAGGAATCTGAATCTGTTCGATTTGTTCCGCAAATTGCTCCGCATCAAATTCCGATATTTCCAAAACATCACAGCAGGCAGAAATCAGCGTATTTTCCGGAATCTGTTTTGCTGTTGGACAGTATTTTTTTCCTTTAGTGTTGTAAGTGGAACAAATCCAGACCACACCGGTCACTGTCGTTTTTCTGCGGTAATATTTACCGCAGCAAGCACACCGTGTTTTCTGCGTAAATGGATATCGGTTTGTGGTACAGGAACCGGCATATTTTTTCTGTCGTTCCGCCATTTGTTTCTGCACTGCATCAAACTGTTCCTGCGAAATGATGGCTTCATGCGAACCGGCAACGAAATACTGCGGAAGCTGTCCGATGTTAGCCACCTTTTTCTTGGTAATGTGATTTTCCCGAAAACTTTTTTGCAGCAACAGGTTTCCGGTGTACTTTTCATTGCGGAGCGTTCGCCTTACGTCCTCTGTCGTCCATGCACAGCCACGCACCGTGCATATCTGCTGTTCATTCAGTTTCTTGGCAATTGCCAGCTTACCCATACCAGACAGATAATATAGAAAAATCATTCTGACGATTTCTGCCTCCTCCGGTACAATTTCCAGTTTTCCGGATTTGGTTCGCCGGTAGCCCAGCATTCGCATACTCCCGACTTTTCCCTGTTCAAAGTCCTTTCGCATCTGCCACTTTTTGTTCTCGCTGGCAGAATAGCTTTCCTCCTGTGCGTAAGATGCCAGAATGGAAAGCATCAGCTCGCCGTCTGAACTCATGGAATGAATCCGCTGTTCCTCGAAATAGACATCAACGCCCAGTGTTTTCAGTTCCCGTACCGTTTCCAGCAGGGTGACCGTGTTTCGTGCAAAACGGGAAATGGACTTTGTCAGAATCAAGTCAATTTCTCCCCGCCGGCATCGGTTCAGCAGCTTTTGAAATTCCGCCCGATTTTCCTTTGTTCCCGTCAATGCCTCGTCTGCATAAACGCCGCAGAACAGCCACTCCGGATTGCTCTGGATCAGCTGATTGTAATAGCTGACCTGTGCTGACAGAGAATGGAGCATGGCATCCTTTCCGCTGGACACTCTGGCATAGGCTGCCGTCCGTTTCAACAGGAACGGCTTTTTCTGTGGAAATGCAACTTTTTGTATCACTCGTGCCGTGATAATCTCCCCCTTTCCGATGACATATTACCGTACGATCGGACAGGAGTCAAGGAATATACTGCACAAAGATATGCCGGAACATTCGGCAATTATGGTGTTGATTTTTTGGAATTCCTCCGGTGTGACCAATCCAGCACGCATCCAGCTTTTCAAAATCGAAACTGTGGTTTGATACGTAATGATCTTATGGTAATGTTCTTTTTCCATGAGTCATTTCCTTTCTGTGCTTCCCATAGCAAAGACGGGAACAATATTTTCGGTGCGAACTGGGATAGGCAAAAAACGGCTCTTTGCAGATAGGGCAGAGCTGCTGTAATTTGCCGTTCTTCGATACAGCATGGTGATTCCACCAAGTGTTGTGGCATTGTGTGGAACAGAATCGTTTCGGTTTTCGGTGCGGTGTCTGCACAACAGAACGCCCGCACTGCGGACAGTGTGGGCAGGATTCGCTTCCTCTCTGCCGTTTGCAGAAAGAAGCCACAGTGTTGACAGACAGCCCTAATTGGGCTGCGATTTTCTTGTAACCCAGACCTCTGCTGTGCAGCTGCCGGATCTGGTCTTTTTGTTCTGCATTCATCCAATCACCCCGAAATTATCCCAAGAAACATAACCGGTCACATACTGTCCCACCGGTGTCTTTCCGCAGAACTCCGGCTTTGTGGTGATCCGATAACGACCGTTCTTGCAGGCAATGCCGTCATACAGATAGTAAGTGCCGCTGATTCTTCTGGTTACAGATGTAGTTTCTGCACTGGCGAACAGAGGCGTGTTGGCACGAATGGCAACCTTCTGTCCTTTGGTGAACTTGCTGCCATTGGTGTAGACCACATTTCCGTTGGCATCAAATACAGAATATCTGACCTTGCAGGCTTTCTTCGCATTCTCCAAAGAGGAATACGCACCAAGCTGCGACTTTGCATCTGCCCAAGATTTTCTCACCCGGTAAAGTTGCTTTGTGGAGGGTGCAGAAATAGTGGAAGTTCCTGCATTCAAATAAGACTGTACCTTTTTCTTGAACTCCGCCCAATGAGGCAAAATGTACGCCGGACACATTTTGTACCGATTGTACATGGTGTTCAATTGATCAATCGTTCCGTTTCGTTCGTCACGAACATTCAGCCAGTGGGTATGCGTGTAGAGATGGTTGATGTCCAATCCATACTGTTTCAGAAGTGCTGCGGCAAGTTTCGCACAATTGTCCTCCGACTTCTTATCCGTAGAATTGTACGCAGAGGACATAATACACTCAATGGCAATGGTTCTGCGATTTCCATTACCACTGCCATCAGCGGCGTGCCAGCCGCTCAGGCTGTGGGGCAGATTCTGCCATGCACATACATTATCCACATAGTAATGGACACGCACATCCTTCATGTTGTTATTGACGGTTGCCCTTGTGTACTGTTCCGCAGGGGTCGTGCCGCTTGCTACTGTGATCCAGTCTGTGTTGTGAACAGTCACACCAATGATTTTCCCCGCCATGGAAACAGAGGGCATATCAATGTGGTTGGGATTGTGTTTGGTGAGTAAATACTCGTTGATTTTTACTCCGTTCAGAGTCGTTGTTGCATCTGGTCTTAAAATAGTCATATTACTTGTCCTCCTTGTCGGTGGTTTCTTCTGTTCTGCCGATTTTTGTTTGCAGAACATCAATTGCTTTTTGGATTGCAGGCGGATACGGGATCCCCATTAAACTTGTATTTTCCACAATGGAAAGCAGTTCGTTCAGGCAAAAGCTGATGCAGACAGCATCCCGGATATAGTTGGTATTCAGCAGAATATCCATCCGAACTGCAACGACAATCAGCATTAAAGTGCAGACCTTTTTCGCCAGACCGAACCAGCCGGCTTTGGAAGAAAGTCCGCCGCTTTCCGTGTGTTTCGATTTTTTCATCATAGCGGTGATGATACCGGTGAAGAAGTCGATTGCCATAAAGACAACCAGTGTCACCAGAGCAGAGTCCCAGCCGCCAAAAATGGCAGTAAAAAAGCCGCCGACCAAGCCGACAGCTACACAAATGGTATCTTTCATTTTCAACCCTCCAGTACTTTCAGGAATCGGATTTTCGGATGAGAATTGTTGCTTCTGCCCACCCAGGCAAGGTAATATTCGCCGTCAGAAATGCCGGTGCATTCTGTGATGGTGGTGATAAAGGTATCCGACTGCAACCAGTGGAAATCCAGAGAAACCGCACGATTTGCATCGATTTCTGTATTCACATACACGCCAACGGGAATGTCGATCTTCTGCGGTTTCTGCACCAGATACAAACTTCCGGCTTCGCTGGAACCCGACTGATAGGACATTACGATTTCCGCATTTTTCGTCAGAGACAGAGGCTTTGCACAAACGGTCAAGACCGACTTATCCCAGTTAAAACACGTTTGTGAGTAGGACAGCACAAAATCATTTGCTGCACTGCAAAACTGCGGATAAGCAGTCAGGAAATCCGCCATTGTCTGATAGCTGCCGTCCAGAATCATGCTGATGTCCGGTGCATAGGTCGAAATGGCATTCTGTTCGGACTGAAACAGAACGGTGTAATTTCTGCCGCTTGTCAGGTTATCGAGTTGCTTTTGCAGGCTCTCCAGAGTGCGTTCTGTCTTTTCCGAATAGACTGTAACCTTTGTACTAAGCCCGTTGATTTGTGTGCCGAAACCATCCCATTGTGCGATTTTAGCGGCAGTGATTTGATCCAATGCGGATTGATTTTCGTGGGTATGTGCCTTTTCCAGAAGTGGCTGAACAGCGTCCTGAACCAGTGCTTTTACAGCATCGGTATCTGGATAATTTGTCAAATCCGGAGAAACACCATCCTTTCCGTCACGCCCATCTTTCCCCGGTAAGCCGTCTTTCCCATTTGTGCCATCCTTCCCGGGCAAACCGTCTGCACCATCTTTTCCGGGTAATCCATCCTTGCCATCAATACCATCCTTGCCTTTCAAACTCTCCAGCCATTCTGCAGCTGTTCCCACAAAACCGTTTTCTATGGCAATCTCATAAGCAGAACTGCCGTCTTTTCCGTTTGCTCCGGTTTGCATCTCGGAAAGTTTTTTCAAAAGCTGCGTATATAGATCCGGTGTGGGCGGAATGGGTGTTGCACCGTCCTCCACAAAGCCGGATGGTCGAATGTGAAGAGTTACCGGTACGGTTGTCGCACGCAGTGTAGTATCGCTTTCCGCATCGTAGCCAAACAAACTCATTTTCACCGCACCGGGATGTAGTTCGGCAGGCAGCAAGCAAGTCGTTCCCTCTGTGCCAAGCACCAAGTTGTATGTTTCTTCGCACTGCGTGAACTGCACCACCTTGTGCAGCGTTTTCCAAGCTCCATCGAACACGAACTTCACCGAAACAAATGCGATCTGGTCAGAAGCAATGATCTCTCGCTCCAACACTTCGATTTTTTGCTGTTTCACTAAGAATTTCATCATCCGTTTTTCACCTCGTTCCACACATCATTTTCAGAATCATATTCCAAATAACCGTCTGTACACTGGATTTTTTGCAGATAGTCATTGTAAAAATGCTTTCCGGAGGACATCCAGTTGCTTGGCTTGGTGATGGCGTTCCACTGAGCAATCGTGCCTTCATATGTGATGGCTTTTAGGCTCTCGCAATACGTCAGCATATTCTCTCCGAATGTTTTGCAATTTGCTGAAATCGTAAGATTGGACAATGCTGTACATCTTGTAAACGCAAAAGCACCAATGGAACTGCACGCAACACGGGCAGTCTTCAGCTTTGTACAGTCACTGAAAACATACTTTCCCCATGTTTTCACGTTGGCAGGCACAGTGACTTCTGCAATGGCAGTGTGCTGAAATGCAAACGACTGAATTGCAGTAACCGCCTGCGGAATCGTAACGGAAGTCAGACCAGCAGTATCATTGATTACAGCATCTTCCTGTGCAAAAGCAGAATTGCCAATGCTGGTCAGCGTAGCTGGAAGAGATACCGTTTCTGCATTGGCACAATGATAGAACAGGCGGTCACCCAGACCAGTAATACCATTGCTGAGCACGATTTCCTTGATCTGATCGTTTTGATAGAACACAGAATCA